GTACCATCACTGACTTGATGAATTAACTATTATACCTCAATATTCTAACCGCGGGTGGAAGGATCCATGTCTACAAAAGACAGTCTTTTTGGATCTCCCCTTCTTCCTCTATATTTGGATAGATCATTTGATCTTCTATATCTAAAAGGATAGAATCGGACATGCGTACGCTTACTTTCAACTGACGCGATAAACCGGTCTTACTAAGACGGGTTGAGTTTAACTCCTTAATTAAGGATTCGGACTTACCACCACTTAATAAGTGGTTCGTTGCATTCATGATAGTGAGAAATCTCTTCGATCTTCTAAACTTATCACGAGCCTTATAGTAAATACTATTAGGGTTCCGTAGCTTGTAAATCATTTTTTGTTTTTTTTCATTCCAGACCGGATAACGATTCTTAACACTGAAAGTATCAGTTAAAAAAGAATTCGATAAAGATGGAATATCAAACATCTCCTGTAAATAATCAGGTTCATTCTCAAATAAGACAATGCGAGGGAATTCCTCACAACCAAATTTATTCAGAACGTCTTTTTTAATTTCGTTCCAATAAAGTTGGGATTGTTCAGTGAACAATGCATCATCTTTAACATCACCTACACTTCTATAATTATATAAAAGGTCGATGGCAAATGAAAGTTGGGTATCAGAGACAGTACCGAAAGGTAGTCCTAGACCCCCAAGATGTCTTGGTAAATTCCATGGACGCTGACAAGTGTCCAATTTAGGTTTGGCATGATGAAAGAAAACCTGCATAGATCGAATTAATTGATCTTTATTTGCAGATTTACACATAAAGTTAAGTTGATCCACAAGAGGTGATAAAGCCTCCTTAGACAAATCCTTAACCTTCCGACAATCTTCTATGACCTTTGATTGACCTTTAAGTAAACCCGGGTTTACTATAAACTCCTCGGACAGACTAACTACTGTAATATAGTCACCTTCCTCTTTGAGATGTGTTGTATAGTTGGTAGAATTAATATTTGCAAAATTTTTGCTATTATAATTCTTTCCTGGCGATAAAGCCAAACCAGCTGAAGCACACACATTCTCCCAAATACGATAATGATCGCTATTTGTAAGGTTGGTAGTATCATCCCCATTAAATAAGGGACAGTAATCATCTAATACGTGCTGCCAAGTGACATTTAATCCTTCGTATAAACGAACGGATGTCCAAAGCATTGCCGCATTAACCAAGTTCAAGACAGGAAAACTTAATGGAGAACCCATTAATTGTCCATGTACTTGATCAAGCCGAGTTCGGTATAAAACTGCGAGTTCAGGATAAAGATCAATATCCATTGTCAAAGGACATGGATAATCAATCCTATGGCCTCCTAAGGTCAGCTCCATCACTCTTAAGAATGTGGGCTCTAAATCGGTGTGATTGCCGATTGATTTACAAAATTGGTCAGGTAGATCAGGATGCATATTATCTGTTGCATCTGAATAATCAGCGGAATTGATGGTAGTCTTTGAAAAAGGACTTCCCCATCTTCTTCCTTCCTTATAATCCAGACGTGTTTCCTCACTTACGAGATGCACGCCTGCATAAACCTCATTCATATCCTCCTCATTGTGGGCTTTTCC